AACCTTTTGTATAGAAATCTTTAAAGGTATCATACTCACTGTGATCTAACTTCTGCTGACCAAGTTCTACCTTTGCAATATAATCTAATCGATAGGACTCTTGTGCTTTATATGTAAACTTCTTATAAAGATCAAGATAATCTAATTGAGTTACACCACCTACATCAAATGTAGTATGAGTTCTTCCCATAATATGAACTTCACCTTCACTCACCAAACCCCAAGGTGAGAACCTCTTCATCAACTTCTCACCATGCACTCTTCTCAAACGTTTGCATATGTAAGGTATATCATATAGTTGTATATTCCATCCAGTAATCACATCTGGAACATCCTGCATCCAATAGTTAATAAAATTACCTAATAGATCATATTCAGTTGGACAATGATGATAAGTTACATCCTTCCTATTATTTTGAAAGGGTTTGACTCCCCAAGTAACGATCTGCTTAGTTGTATAGTCTTGGATTGTGATTGCCAGAATTTCTTCTGAACACGATTCAACATCAGGGAAACCTTGTTCAGACGCAACCTCAATATCCAGAGTAACAAGTTTAATCTTACTGATGTCAAACTTGATTTCATCCTCTGGATACTTCTCTGAAATATATTGGTAAATATACCTGTCATTCCCATATATCTCAAATCCCTCGATATCTTCGTATTTCTTATAGAAGTCACGGCAATCTCGTACCGATCCTGGATTAATTGCTTCAACTGCTTCTCCATTTAACGTTTTATATTTAGTTCTTTTTTTAGATTTAACAAATAAGGTAGGGAAAAATTCATCCCTATGTTCATACCTTCTTCCATTCTCAACTCCACGAACCAGAAACTGATTCCCGATCAATTGAACATTAGTGTAGAACTTCATTTAAGGAGGTTTTGATATTTCTCAAGTAGTGTAGGTTTAGGTTCGACAAGAGTTAGAATCTTATCTGATGATATCATAAATTCATTTTGAGTGGTAGCCTCTACCAACCAAGGAGTTAGAGTATCAGTATCTCCAATAACCATTGGTTCAGTTAATTTACAGTCAGGTTCACCTGGAACTGCTGCTGGCATTTCCTCAATCTGTGAGACCAACTTTAGATTGTTTGTCAGAACTATCAGTTGTATCGGTTTTTCCATTTTGTTTTAATACCTGTTTTTTGTACATTTCAAGAACTTTATCAATTGGTGAGAACATAGTTACCACCCATTCTGTCGAAAGTGGAACTTCTTTTTCTTTTGCCAAAGGAGCCCACGGATGCATTCTAATTCTTACCTCTGATGATCCTTCAGGATTTGGATCCTCATCTTCTGCAGTTAAAGGAGCAGAACTAACCAATTTAACCACACAAGGTTTAGTAAGTATGTAACCCATAACTTGATTGTCAGAGGTCATCATCTCCTTTATATCAGCAATTACATCTTCTCCAGATTTTAGAACCAAAATTTTAATGGTCATAATTTCTTTATACCTCGCTAGTAATTATATCACCAATGACCCAAGATTGCAACCCGATCATCGATTGAACATCTTCCACCACTTCTTCAGGAACTACTAAACAATATCCAATACCAAGATTGAATACCTTCTTCATCTCTTCTTCTGGTATCTCACCAGCAAGCATAATCTTGCTAAAGATTTCTGGCATTTTCCAAGAGTTATAATCAACATGTGCAGTTAATCCATCTGGAATGCAACGTGGTAAATTCTCTGGAATACCACCACCAGTTATATGTGCCATACCAAGAATAGGAAAATCTTTCAATAACCTATTTACTATTGGTGCATAGATGGTTGTGGGAGTAAGTAACTCTGGAGTCTCCTTATAATAAATCTTATGCCTCCATAGCATTTCATTAATTAAACTGTATCCATTACTATGCACTCCACTACTTTCTATACCAATAATCTTATCACCTTTCTTTATAAGACTTCCATCTATAATTTCATTCTTCTCAACTATACCAGTACAAAAACCTGCAAGATCAATATCATCTTCATGATCTGGTGGAGGACCAGATCTAGGATGTTCAGCAGTCTCTCCACCTATTAATTCTATACCTGCTAATTCACATCCCGTAACAACACCCTCCATTATATCATCCACAATAGGAGATAACTTACCAGTAGAAATATAATCTAAAAAATATAATGGTTTAGCACCACATGTAATTACATCATTAACACACATGGCAACAAGGTCAATACCTATAGTTTTCCAATCATTAAAGACCCTACACATATTAATTTTAGTCCCAACACCATCAGTGCCAGATACTAAAATAGGTTCCTCGTAACCACGAGGAACCTTGAACATACCGCCAAAACCACCAATAGTAGGTGCTTTCTTTTTTAGTCTTTCTACAAAAGCATTACCTGCTTCAATGTCAACACCTGCAGTTTTATAATCCATAACAAAAAATAGTTTTAACTATTTAGAGCCAATCTTTACGAGCATAATGTTCTGGAACAATCTTACTAACATTAACTGTTAATAATCCATCTTCAAATTCAACTGATTTAACTTCAGTATCATCAGAGATAGTCCAAGATCTACTAAAGGATCTTTGTGCCAATCCTTGATGGGCATAGTTAGACTTTTCTGTAGTGTCCTCTTTACCACCCTCAATAATAAGTTTTCCGTGTTCAGTATAAACCTTAATGTCTTTCTTTTTGAAACCAGCAAGAGCAACCTCAAGCTTTGTTTCTACATTGTTTACCTGAATAATATTGTAAGGGGGATAGTTTGTCTGTGCAGGGACATTAAAAAATCGATCCAGAAACTCTTCTGTACCGATACTGTTTCTCGTGATGCGTTCCATTAATTCAGGAAGGTCTGCAGCACGATATCTTGCTAGATTACCCATGATAGTAGCTCCTTATAAAGCGAGTTTGTGTTGTGTGAACCCTTTCGGCGTTCATCTATATTTATAGCACAGACCATAAAAAAACGGGGTGTTGAACCCCGTAGTTTTTTATTCGGTTTCCTGTTTAGTTTTTTTACCTATGTTATATTTCTGCTCTAGTATCCAATCTCCTTTGTCCTTGTATGCAAGAACTTTAATTTGATTAAGAGGTGCTATATCAGAAACATCAGTTTCCTTTACTACAGTTATAAGTCCCCAATCAGCAAGGAGACGAGCAATACGATTCCTACGCTGAACATCATTAGATGTGAGGTTGGCATGTTTCCCATCAAGAGCAAATAACTCCTTGAAGTGAACTATAAAGTATCTTCCCTGCTTATGAAGAATATGGCAGGACTGATATAATTTCTTTTCTTTTCTACTTGCTACACCAATTCTTGTTAAGGTTTCTCTAACCTTAAGAAAATCATCTGGTTCATTTAGCATGACCTCTACCATGCTATCCTGCGTCCATTCGACAATGGCCTCAGCTGTTACAGTCATCTCATTCCTCCAGTATCAAGTCGTTGTTTAATAAATTTAATTTGGTCGGGGGTTAATATCTTTAAAGCATTTGCTGCTTTTTCGTTACTATAACCATAGTATTGTTTGATGATTTCGAGGTCTGTGACTTTATCCTTGCGGAGCCAGGGACTAAATCTTTTCTTTTTTCTCAAAGTATTTAGATAAAAAGAATATTGCATATCTTTATCAAGGAAAGAATATTTATTCATCTCATTCGCAAACAGTACACAATCAAGGTGTCCTGACAAACAACGATTAATAATATATGGAGGATATTTCTTTATCGCATCAGGATCTTCCTCTACCAAATTCTCCTTGGTAAAGTTTATAGAATTTAACCAGTCTTTAAGTTCAGTCATTTCGGTAGTTTCCTATTGAAGTTCCAGTAATGAAATTTTAACCAAGTATAATATATCCCACATAAAAACTTTTGCACAAAATATTCCAAAAGAAGTATTGAAAGAATAATATATTTTTCAATCATCTTATAATTTGGATATCATCATCTTCTGTCCAGAGTTCTACTTTAGTTCTGAACCTATTCTCTTTCTTCATCTTCTCATACCTTTTACCTGCTTTCTTCTTCCACCACTTAACAATATTCTCAAGATAAAACTTATCCCAATTAGGCCCACGAACTAATTTATCTTGCTCACCAAGTAACACTTCACGTACATTTCCATAACCATAATCAGATGTATATGATCTCTTTCTTTGAGTAAGACTAAATGCATTTTTAAGTACTCTATCTAACTCTTTAAGTTTCTCAATCTGACCATATTCTTTTAAAGAATTTTTAGTCCATGAAATCATCCTAGTTTGTCTCTTCATTTTTTTAGATGAAACATAACTAGGAGTTACTGGATTGTTATTATTAATTATAGTAAACCTATCATGAAGTTTATGAAACACCCTATCATGAAGCAGAGGGAGGAACTTACTATCAGTTAGACCTCTATACCTTATAAACGGTTTAAGACCGTCATACTGCGATGCAGAGGTCGTAGAACCATACAATGAAGTGGTCTCAAACCATCCAATATCTTTATCAAATACTTCATTTAAATGCTCCCTTGCAAAATGAGATACACACATCAATGCAAGAAGTTTTCCACCAAGACAATTATATCCAAATGGTTGAGATGGAACAATAGCAAATCCCATCGCTGCATGACGATTGAATATGGAAAGATTTGCTGGTTGACCTAACCATTCATTCCTTGGTTTGGAATTAATAGTTGGAGAACCAAAACGAATAAACCCACAAATCTTCTTACTATTCTTTTCATATACTATCCAACGTAATTCTCTACCAGGAATATTCTTCTCAATAATTGCAGAGGAAGTTGCTGTTAAAAGTTCATGATAATATGCTTGAGGAACTGATTGTTGGAATCTATCTCCAACAAACTTAACCTCAAAGTCCATATCCTCTGGATGAACATCTTCATTAAAGAACTCATCTTTCAGAGAAACAATTGATTGACCTCTTTCTTTAACTGCTGCTTCTTTAGTGAAGCGAATGTAATCCTCAATAGTGTCAAATCGTCCGAAGTAATCAATAAATTCATTAGCAGCCCATAAGGCATCTACTTCACTTATTATCATAATGTAGGTAGTTTAAGATTTTTTGCTAAACCAAGTCGTTTTAATATTACTATGATATACCAAGTCAAGTCAAACTGACCTTGTAAACCATGTTTTGCTGACATAGGATATGCATGGTGATTATTATGCCAACCTTCACCAAATGCAAGATAACCTAATAAAGTATTGTTCTTTGAATTATCTCCTGTATCAAATGGTTGTGTACCCCATGTATGAGTAACAGAATTTATACACCAAGTCAAATGATATACTACCATTATTCTAACTGGTATACCCCATAGTACATAAGTCCATCCACCTAATAAAAAGAGAACTAAACCCAAAGGAATTTGTAGGGATAGGAACCACTTATCCAACCATCTATAATATGGATCTTTTCTTAAATCTGCAGAATATCTACGAACTCTTTTCTCACCAGGTACTCTAAACAACATCCATCCTATATGAGCCCACCAAAATCCCCTATTAATATTATGAGGATCAAGTCCTTTATCAGACCATTTATGATGTTGTCTATGTAACCCTACCCATTCTATTGGCCCATACTCCGCACTTAATGCTCCACAAGTTGCAAAGAATCTTTCCAACCATTTAGGAACTCTGAATGATCTATGAGATAACAACCTATGATATCCCAAAGTTATACCAAGACATCCAGTTACCCATCCCAAAAATATCATTAAAAAGAATGCATCCCAACTAGCAAATTGTAATGCATATAATGATAGCAGATGAATTGCTATAAAGAATATAATTGTAGGCCACTCAAGAGTTTTCAT